TATCCATAGTGGGTTGATTTATAGAACTGTCAGGGGCATCTATTGCACTTTCTTTTTTTGTATTCTTATCATTTCTAGTACTCTGGCCGCCACATAAAACGCCTCTTGGTGGAAGCAAGAGATGGTCGAATACTGCTTTACCAAATAATAACTCCTTGCTTGGCATCAACATAAGTGCAGGTACAGAGTGTATTTTACTGTCTATTTTAATATTCTTACTTCTTAGTTCATCTACAGACACCATCTTGATACTTCTATCTTTGTCATATCTTTTGATATGTTCTAATAACATATTACAATGATTACAATAAGAACTAAAAAATAGTATCATAATTTATTCTATAATCTATAAAAATAATTCAGCCTTATATACGAATGCCAAAAAGGCATTTTTTTATTTACAATATATACAAAGTCTTTAGTTATCATACTTGGCATACAGAGCTTTGTAGACTTCGTCTTCGCTCATGTTGAGGATGTTGTAGCCCATGAACTCGAGGGCATCATAGAATTGGTAGTGTTTACCCACAAACATGAAGTGGGTTGGGTCGAGCTTGTGGCATTTAGCCATACAGTCCCAGATACAATTTTTGGTGAAAATGCGAGAGTATTCGTCGAAGATATCACTCTCAATCTCGTCGAAAGCAAGATCGCAAATCGACCAGTAGGTTCGCTCCTTGTACTCTGCGATGAAGAGCATCATGAAACAGTTATAATGTTCCACAGGTGCAGCAAGAACATCGTTGATTATCTTGCGCTCAGTAAGTTCACACTGCTTTTGCTTAGCAGCATCTTTGTTGTTCTTTGCAAACACAAGGGATACTGTGTTGCTTTCAATTTTCTGATACATTTCTTCGGCGTATGTCTTGCTACGCTGCATGGTATCAGTCATCATGGTTTGACGGGATACGGATTTGTCGTTCTCGGAGGTTGTCGCTTGGGTTGTCGCTTGTTGGGTGTCTTGTAAATCGCCAATTATTTTTTTCAATTTTCTTAATCATTTTTTCGCATTTTGCTTTCCTTTCAGGACAAATTGTTTCTTCATGCTTTTTATAAAATGTTTTAACACTTAAGTATTTTGTATTACCATTTTTATATTTTCCATCTTTTACTACAAGTTTGTTTTTGATATTATATGTTTTTTCCTTTTCCTTTTACCACTACCATCTTTGTAAATAATATATTTATTACCACTCCTTATAACTTTTGGTTTTATTACTTAACCTTTACATAAAAGGTTCTATTTCCTTATGACAACAATTATAAAGTTTAGAACATCTAAATTCATTTATCAAATAAGTCTTATATAACCTACATTTTTAAACAATCTTCTAATTCTTTTACAAAGAACAGGTGCTATACCTTTCATATAATTATCGCTTTTATCAAAGTCTCCCATTACACATATTGTATTTTCTGGATTTCCAAACTTTTTCTTTAAGTTCTTTATCATTTTACTCTTACTTTTTTTGAGTATTGATATACCTATTTAGTTTTAACTTTTGTTATTATTTCATTTTTTTATTTACATTTTTTTAGCAACAATAGAAGGTTTCTTGGTGAATTTTATAGAAGGCTTCTTAGGCTTCGTGGCATGCTTTTTGGATTTTATTGCAGGCTTTGTAGCATGCTTTTTGGATTTCATTGCAGGCTTTGTAGCATGCTTTTTGGATTTTATTGCAGGCTTTCTAGCATTAGTTGAATAATGATTCTTGGGATTTTTAGCATTATCAGAAGGTTTTTTTACTTTTGCAGAAGATTTATGAATAATAAATAAAATATTTTTATGCATTATACCACCTTGTTGAGTAATAGGTTGTACTCTATGTAATTCATCAAATAAAGGTAACAAATAAAACAATACACCTTTTTTTTCTATATCATTGTTAACATCTATAGTAGAATTATTTATAATTATTTTTACTTCTTTATCATTAATTATAATTGATAAATTATTATTTACAAATGTAATTATTTTTTCCTGATCTAATATTATATTTGCTTTCTCATAATAAAAAATAATAGCCCTGACTAATATTGATAAGCATATATTTATTTGATTAATATATGAATATTCAGTTTGATATATAACTCTACTATCTAATGAATCTTCTGCACATGCACCCTGATTGATTTTACAATAATCCTTATTTAATTCATTATTGTATGATAGATATATTAGTAATGAAATAAAAATAATATGTAGTATTAAATCATCATGCCCATTTATATTTTGTAATTTATTAATAACAATTTTTACAATGGCAATAATTTTATGTTTTTCAATAGTTCTAGCTAGATGATTTTCATTACGTTTCCATAAACCTAATACTTCATATTTTAACTGTTCTGGTGATGCATTTTGAAATAACAAAGGTGTTGTTTTGAAGAATGGTGCTTTAAATAAATATTTTGCACGTTCTTTAACACCATAAAAATACCCACCCCCCTTATGTATGTTCTTCATTTTCCTATAATATATAATAATAATAAATAAAACTATTCTATATAATACAATCTTATTATACTGTCAGATCCATATTTCACTCACATCAAAATCAGATCTATATTGCAAAATTCTATTGTATGTAAGTCATGGCATAAGTCACTCAGATATATACTAAAAGATAAAAAATGAAGCATTATGATACTAGATTATATGAAGCATTCATAGGCAAGGTATACACAAATGCTAAGATATATCAGACACTGAATATTATTGTATTTGCTAAACATTATTATGACGTATTATTACATAACATAATGTGGACTATATTAAATGATAGGCATATATCTAATATTACATAACATAGTATTCTATATAAAATATGATGAGTGAGTATGATATGAATATCACAGAATAGTTCAGTCAATTATTATTTAAAATATTATGAGGTAAATATGAATTTGAGTACATAATTTGATTTTTTTTATCAATTTTCAAAAAGTTTGTAAAAATAAAATAAAAACCAAATTATGTACTCATATTTCTTCATTACCTCTTATAATGAACATAACAAAAATATACTAAAAGGGGTATATAATAATAGAAAAAGATAATAAGAAAATACAAGATTTACAAAGACTAATGGTAAGGGTTTTAAATGTTAAAAGGTGTAGGACAAATTGTTTCTAAAATATTTCTATCTTTTTTCAGGCTTGACATAGTCCATATCTAGGACCTTGAAAATATCTTCCTCCGATTTTATACCTGCATTGATTTCATCAGCATCTTGATTATTGACCTTATATTTGAAGCCATATTCGCTCAATGATAATCCTTTTTCAAGTGCCTTATTTCGCATAACAATATTGAAATTATAGGAACCTGTAAAATAGAGCATGGCAAAGTAATAGTAACTGTCATCTGCTACAAGAATATCTATTCTCCTTGCTACATCTGCAATTTTGCATATTCCCATAAACTTGTTGGCACCACTTGCAAGTACTTCAAATATATATCCTTCAGCTTGCATCTTTTGTATAAAATCCTTCAATTTCAACTTAGGATGTGTTTTAATAAGGATGTCTATATCACCTATCATTTTATTCTTCCTTCTAAAACTACCTACCATAGAGTATTCAATGGTCTTATCAACTTCCTTGAGTTTCTTTGCAATATATTTATTATGCATTGATGCCTCCTTATATGGTATCTTTTCTAACAAGTCATCATAATATTGCAAGCCAATATGCTGTTTTGCGTTGAGAAGTCCTGCATTTTCAGGCAAATATAGGTCTTCAAACTTGCTAATTTTTTTCGTTAATTCTGTAATTTTAGCAGGGCCAACACCATAAATATTCATCAATTTGTTTTTGAGAACATATTTATCATCTTGTAGTATTCTTTCTACTTCTTGTATCGTACCTGTCTTAAAATACTCATCTATCTTATCATGTATTTTTTTTCCAATTCCTGGCAATCCCTCAACTTCAGATGCACTGTTTACTTTTTCCATCTGATTCAGACTATTCATGGCATTCTTGTAAGCCTTGACCTTGAACGTTTCTTTATTCAATTCCTCATAGTCCATAATGATAGTAAGCTTCTCTATAATGGCAGCTTTGTGATCTACTGCCTTCTTCGCAGCTCTCCTAGGCATTTCTGCTCTCTTATCTTATAATAAGAAAGGATAAAAATCAATTTTTTTATTTATCCAGCCACATATCTAGTTGATTTTGATAATCATCATCAATATCAAATATGATAACACCACACATCTTCAACACATTTCTAGCAACATCATCATGTATTTTTCCTGTTACAGCATATTCTATTACACCTATATTACATAATGCCATATCATAATATTGTTTGATATAAGGTATTTTTTGTATTTTGAGGTTCCTTGCATTTGTCATATTCATAATAACCTTAAACTTAGTATCATTACCATATTTCATAATAAACATTTTATCAACTACCAAATTCAGTTTTACATCAAAAAACTTTTTCATATAATGCTTGATACCATTTCCTTCGACATAAACTACATAATGTTCTTCATCCAATTTATTATAGAGATAATAAGCTTGTTTTCTATTGTTTATTTTCCCGTGCAAGAAGCCACCTGCGAGCAAGTACTCTTGCATAGTTCTCATCATTATTATCATCATATCTTCTTAAATGTGCACCATCTGTTGAGGAAACTAAATTGTTTTTGCACTATATCCTTATCTAATTCTAATACATTTTTATGCAGCACATCCTTCACATTATCGTCGTCTGGAATAGATTGTTTGATTTTGTTAAATGTTTCAGAAAACAACTCACTTTCTACCAATACCAAGCTATGCTGTTTGCATTTATCTATTAGCAGTTCAAAGGATACTACATATTCAGGTATAAACTTATTGGTAGATTCAATGAATACATCAATCTTCTTGTTATATGGGCTTTCCATATTCTTATTAAATCGCCGGATGATAGCCCATACAGGAACACCTTTATCAACATCCCCAAGAACCTTTTTACCTTCTATTAAATCTCCACCAGCATCTGCTATAGCATCTTCAACTACTTTGCCATCCATAAAGGTGCAGAAGAATACACCATCTTTTTTCAATAGTGAACTCACATTGTCAAGGAAAGTATCTAATGTATCCTCCGATTTGAAGAAATAATGGATACTAAACATGCAAGAACAGGCATCAAAGCCGTTTGAGCCTTGTCCTGCTATATGAGCGTAATGTTTTTGTAAATTGCCCTTCTTTTTGTTTAATACCAACTTCAAGATGTTAACACTTTCTTGATCGTTGATAGATGCAGAACATTCTCCATTCATGATAGATTTGCCACAATCACCTGCAGCAAACACCATATCAGTGTATGTTACTTTGTCGTTATCAACGCGTTTTATAAAGTGATTTCTTCTGTTAAGCATGCGACTGTATGCGCCAGAGCGTGGACCATAAATATTATTTTTCACCAAATCAACACCAAGAACAAACTTGTACCCATTGTCAAGCCATCTAGGCATATCTCCTGCTTCTCCACAAGCCAATTCTAGCAAACTACCCTTATTCTTGGGTTTTGCATATAGCATTCTTTTGATACCATGATTATGAAATTGCAACATATGATATGACAAGAGAGCTTCGCGTGGGATATTTCTAGAATAATAGATATCATCAGTTTCCAATAATCTTTCATTATCTGTTTCAGGCACATCCTTATTATAGACAGGCTCGTTACCTGTAATCATAGCCTCTGACACAGGATTATGAATAGAACGCCAAATATTAACAGCAACACTCAAATCATTGGCTGTCTTAGAAAGCTCCCCTTTCTTGTATACTCTGGTCTTGTCTTCTCTAATACGCATTGGGACCCATCGCATAGATACAGGGATGCTTTCGTCCCAATTATATCTGAACTCCACTATATTATCTGTCTCAAATTTCTCGCCACTTTCGCATCTTGTTTCCCCAGAACCAGTCAATTTTACAAGTGATTTTTCAACACCCGCCGTATAATATACAGTTGGTCTGAAAAGTTTGGGTACATATGCAACCTTCTTATCTTTAATAGTGTTTCTATATTCTTTATCATAGTGTATTCTAAGAGCTTCATCAATAGTATAATTCTCCCACTGAGATGCATTATAACCAACGTAGAGAAACATTTCTTTGTATCTCTGACCCTCGATAGTAACAATATTACCTTCTTTTACCAGAAAATCTATACTATTTTGCTCTGGGGGCTTCCATTTAAACACTCTGTCCCATTTTACATTATCAGTCATTTGCACTGGTTTATTTGCATAATATGCATAAACAGAGAGTTTTGCAGGTGTAAATATAAGCCCATCTATATCGTATAAGAACTTCTTATTTCCTGTGAGGATTTTCTTGCAGTCTTTCAGAATATCGGTGTTATACAGATGTTCCTTCACAATGAAATCCATAGAGGTCTTTGAAGCCTTGATATATTTTTCAGCACTCAGAAGATACTTGTATCTACTTTCGCCTTTTTCATCCATCAAGGGAAGCTGCGTGACCTTCTTACCACCATAATAATAGATATCAAAGGCTGCATAGAGACTGTTTGTTGAAGAATCTTTGCGCTTATGACAGGCAATATATTCACCATCAATCAAGGAGTTGAAAATCTCCTTGCCTGCTTGCAGACCAGTATCAACTACTCTGTATGTATTATTAATGAGATAGACTTTGCCATACGCATCAATATACAATAATAGTCTCTCACCATCTGCTTTCTCAGTGACTGTGTACTCAGAAAGAATACTTACAACTCCATATTCATCTGGGTTCAACATATTCACCTTTTCCAGTGTAACAGGTTTTGGTGTCAACAGAGGAGGCTTTTCCTGGTTCTTATTGTAGGCTTTCACTAAGATGTCATTTTTCACAAGTGTATGATAACTATTTATGATTGATTGCTGCTGTTGTTGTGTGAGTACATATGCGGATAGATACAAGGCCTGTTCCATCTTAATGATGGCTGGTATAATATACTCTTTGGGTGTATTTGTTATATCAAGATAGAACTCATATCTCTGTGATGCTTTGATTGTCCCAGAAGATTTCAAGCTATAATACATATTATTTGCAGTATTGTCCTTGCATTTGGCAATATTGACAATGAATCTGGTGTGATTGGCTTCATCTGTAAAGACAATTTGTTTGTTGATTTTGAAATATTTTCTGCTGTCTTTCCAATTTGCTGGTTCAACAGTATCTTGTTTATTGGCGAGTTTCAAGGATAATCTAGAATCAAAGAGGTCTGTAATTTCGTCAGATGCCAAAAGCCTTTCTTTAGACCATTCTTGTTGCATCTTCCTGTAATTGTCTGACATGCAGTATTTTAGAATATTTGAAATGCCTTTGATCTTGAGAATGCTTTCATCTGAGAATGCTTCCATGTATTCACTTTCTACTGTCTCTGTGTATGCAAAACTTTTCATAACAGATACGAAATTGAAATATTCATTTTCAGACCACATAGAGGTTTCATTGTTGAATTCGACGAGCCAATTGCTCGCTTCTTCCTTCAATGAAGATTGTCTCTCTATGATTGAAAATATAAGATGTTCTCTAGATATTTCCATCCCTGTTTCTCTAATATACATTGATATAATCATTTTTTATGTCATATTCACAATATATAAATAAAAAATGATATATTCATATAGAATAGCTGCATAACAATAATGTCATCAAACAAAATGTTTATGCCAATTAAGTTTAATACTACAGTACAGTTGCAACCTAAAGAACTTACTAATAAATATGAAGACATCATATTAAATAAGTTGAAGTCGAATTTGGAGAATGTTTGCAGCAAGCATGGCTATATTAAGAAAAATAGTATTAAAATTGTTAAACGTTCGGCTGGATATTTCAAAGAACAGCATTTTAATGGTAATATTGCATTTGATCTGAATTGCATTGCAGAAATATGCAATCCGGCACAAGATTCCGTCATTAAATGCAAGGTAAAGGCTAAGAATAATTTGGGTTTATTGGCAGAAGGTATCTATGAAGATACATCTATATTAGAAGTAATTATTCCTAAGATTTCGTCTGGTATTCAGTCTGAAATAAACATAGATAATGTAAATATTGGGGATGAAGTCAAAGTACAAGTATGTGGCAAAAAGTTCACACTATATGATAGCAAAATTTCCATTGTCGGCAAAGTGATTAAAGATAAGGATGAGAATATTGTTGTAATTCAGGAAAATGAGGATGAAGACAAAATAGTAGATGATGATTTAGAAGTGGATGATATTCTGACAGATGCTGTCTATATATCAAATGATGAAGATGAAGAAGAAGATGATGATGACAATGTCAAGAAACTTGATATAATTGAAACAAATGAAGGTAAAATTGGTGGCGAATTAGGAGCTGACCTAGGAACAGAGATTGAAGAAGATGAGGATGATGATGACAATGATGATGATTTTAGTGAGGAAGATTTTGAGGAGGATTTTGAAGAAGAAGACTTTGATTATACATTGGAAGATACTGCTGATGCATATGAAGAGTAAAATACATATAAGTCATATACTCTTATATGTATACTATGTATGAATAAAATAGAACTTTGCAAACAGATACAATCGAATATAAATAGGCTATCAAGTAATGAAATCATGGAGATTTTTAAAATCATCAGTGAGACTGAAACAAATTATACCAAAAACAATAATGGTATATTTTTGAATCTCAATTGGGTAGATGAAGATACATTACTTAAAATAGATAATTACATAAATTTTTGTATCAAGTCTCAGAATGAAATCTCAAAATATGAAATGATGAAGAGTTTATTAAATGATAGCATCAAGATGAAAGAAAAAGATCATGATGATATTACTACGACTCCAGAAAATGTTGATACTATAATACCTTCCAATCGGCAAAAATTTTCATCTAGCATGAAGTTTTATCTGTTGAAAAAGAAATATTTGAAACAAAATAGCCTAAACAATAGTGTAATAGAAAATGAATTAACATATGAAGATTACACATTATCATAAAAAAAATGATATAGAAATATATTGTATATGTATATCAATGTCAGAAGATATCTTACAACGTTTAGAAAAGCAGCTACTGTCTGCAGGACCAAAAGATATACTATGGAAATACAAGTGCGATACTATATATCGCAAACATACGCAATATGTTCCACAAGTCAAAGAACGTCCGAATGAAGTAGCAGATAAACCTGTAGTGGTACATGTAAATGAAGTAGCAGATAAACCTGTAGTGGTACATGTGAATGAAGTAGCAGATAAACCTGTAGAGGTACATGTGAATGAAGTAGTAAACAGACCTGTGAGGAGAACCGTTAAGCATGTAAAATCAGTGTCAGTCAAACCATTGGATATCATTTTGCAAGAGACAAATACTTTCCCACAAGCCATTGACAAAGTCAAGGACAAACTCATTGAGGTATTATCAATGCAAGAATATATTAAGGTATTTGGTGCCAAAAAGTCAGCAGAGATGATGACTGGCGTTGTGAATAATAAATGGAATAAATCTACTGCATTGTTCTTATCATTTCTATTTGACAAAACTGTTGTATATAACCAAGAAAATATCTTATACAACAAAGATAAAAATAATGGTTCCATACTTATTTAGGTTTGTAATATGGTAATAATGTCAATCTGCCTTTTTCTAAAAGCTCATTTGCAATCGTTATACAGTTGTGTTGCTTTGTACCATCAATATCTCTGATATTCAACTCCTTAAATATATTTGTATGCTCTATTTTCTTTAGAGAGGTACAATCAATACCTGTCTTTTTTCCAACAGCCTCGCCAGTTGTGAAGAGCTTAAATATATTTATAATATGTTCCTTGTTTTTGATTTGCTTTGGTGCAAATATGCCCCATGGCATACTTTCCTTAGTCATATCTTCGGGTACATCTGAGTGTTTCCTTCTGGCCTTCATTAATTCTTCTTTTTCTCTATCAGTTGCATCCCTGTATTTTTTATCATTTTTATTAAACAATATTACATCAAATGTATTTTTCAAATTAAATATATTCACATAACCCACATATTTGTTATCATTATTTTTGAATGATTTCAGCTCATTATCGCGGATAAGTACACCCTGAATAAATAGACATTCTGCTATATATTCCAATGTTTCATCCATTTCATCTTGCATAATTCTCTGCATCATATTATCAAATGTCTTGGCATCTAAAGAAGAATACAATGCTATCGTTGCATTATTCATATTACCTCTATCAACATTCATATCAAGTTTGAAGACGGACGCTTTTTTCTCATCCTTAGTTTCTGATTTTTCACCATCTTTTTTATCATAGGCAATGCTTATAGTATGCTGTACGAAGGGTTTTATAGTCATGACATGTAAGCCATCTTGGTGAGGAATAACCATATATCCATCAATTAATACATTAGGATATACAGATGCAGCAATTGTTTCATAGAATATTTTATCATTTATATTCATTTCTGTGGATAGTTCTGGAATAGTTATATAATATTTGCTATTTTTGATGGCTTGCAAGACAATTTTTCGCAACAATGTTTGCATATTTATGATAAGATGTCTATAGGTTTCTTGGCGATATCCTGAATAATTCATGATATGCTGTTTTGACAAAGAACATTTTGGCATAAGCTTTGCATCATCTCCAAATTCATATTTGATTGTTACACCCTGTGATGTAGTTATCGGTATCTTTCCTATTTTGAATAATGATTTGGGAAAATAATTAATATTTTTCATCAGCTCACAGTCAAGAGAATTGCTGTTAATGACTTTGTCTACTTCTTGACTTTCTGCGTATTTTCTTGTAGATATACGCAGTGCATGCATGTCAATGCTTTCTTTGTCTATGCTTGTCATACTTGCATGCATAAACACTGTGACATTCTTTTCTTCAAAAGGTAAACCCTGATGTCTGCAATTTCTTATACCTCTGCCAATAATTTGTACTGCTTTGTTGAAATGATACCAAGGTTCAATCAAGTGAATTTCTCTGGCATTATAAAAACTCAGGCCTTCACTAGCTACTGGTGTTATGAGAATGACCTTGATGAGCGACCCGTCTTTGTTTGCAGGATTGTTGATTTTTTGTATAAGACCATCAATAGTAGTAGAACCCATAATGTCGCGATTTTCACTTGATAAAATACAATATTTAGGCGTTCTGATACCATCATATTTTGCATAATCTTTGGAGATGTCGGGTTTCTCTAGAATATTGTTTGTACCTTCTCTGCTAAATCCTAGATGTTCCAGACAAATAGCTAATGGCAAAATACCAGACCATCTATACCGCGAATATATAACTACAATTCCCTTTGCATTTTTGATAAAATTACAGATATTCAAGAATTTCCCCGAGTATTTACCAAGATGTTCTTCATCTGGCATGAGTGCATTTTTATAACGTGTATTGTAATGGACGCAAAGCGGGTCAGTGTCTTTGGCTTTTGAGAAAAATGTGTAAAATCCTGCTTCGCCAATATCAGTATCAAATACGATATTCATAGGTTGTAGATTATTGAAGATATTGTTTTCATTGAGACCTTCTAATGTATTAATCATTTCTAGCTGTTTTTCACCTAATTTTGATGGAACAATACCATCTTCAATTTGATCTAACCATGCTCTATCAACTGCTGGTATTTCCTTGTCAAAAGGATCTATATTTGGTGTTTGTTCTAGGACAGGTATATTGCTATATTTGGGGCTGAGTTTCAAAGCAAATGTGAATGGATTCTTGCCTTTCAAATAAGATACATAGTTAGATGCCAGCTGCTTTATCAGAGATAAGACATTATCATCTATCTTCACAGAGAGGTTTTCGAAAATATTCTTATCAATCAAATCAAATCTCTTATCATTCAATAAAAGGAGATGAAAAAGGTCTAGAATGTCTCTAGGTTCATTATACATAGGTGTGGCAGATAGAAGCACTAATCTATTGTTGATACCATTTGACAATGCCTCTTTTAAGGCTATGAATACATCCTTTGCATCTTTTTCTGTACTGCGAATGTTATGAGCTTCATCAACAATAATGACCTTATCTTTGATAATTTTACCAGCATTTTCTTCTTTCATAAACTTAGCAAATGCATCATAAGAAAATAATCTATATCTAGATTTGATAAGTTTTTTGAGACTAGCCTTGAGTTTTGTCTTGTCTGCAAAGCCAGCTCTTGTTATATTTAGTAGCTTGATATATGTATCCCCAGTACATTGATTTGCCAAGGTTTCAAAGATATTCTCATCAATATCAAATATCTGATTCTTGAAACTTGTCTTCAGTGCATGAGGCATGATTACCCATATCTTTGGTTCCTGATAAGTGTTATGAGGGACTAAAAATCCTTCTGCTAATGTAATTGCAGAACAAGTTTTGCCAACACCAACACCATGATATAAAAGAATACTTCTATAGGGTGTCCTGTATGATATATATTGGCTGACAAAATGCTGATAATAAGATTTTTCGAAAATACCACATAGCTTATCAGACATATTTTTGAAATCCTCTACAGATTTAATTGGAGGATATTCAGGTATTTTATGTATGGCAAATTCTTTCAAAGATGCTATCTTGCTAGCAAAATCAGGGTCATCTAGGTCAGGATAATGTAGAGCAAATCCTTTATCAATATCATAATTCTTCTGTTTCACAGGGGATGTTTTTATAGGTGAAACAGGCTTTGGTGGAGACTTAGGCTTAGGAGACTTAGGAGACTTAGGCTTTTCATTTAAGCCTAGTAATTTCGTACATTGCTTTGTAATTTCTTGCAAAATCTTGCTATCTTCTCTCAAAGTATAATTTGTTTTAGGGTTCTTCCTTTTATTCTTGGACCATTTTTCACAATCCTCTTTTGTTAGAATGAGTTTTCCCATAAACTTTTATTCTATTTACTTCGAAGATTATAAATGTTATGCTTGTATATATAAAAATAAAATTATGTAAGTATATATATAGTTTATTCTGATGCAGCTACTAACTACAAATACTTGTTATTATAATACTATAGAATTGGCAAAAAACTTATTATCCCATGATTATAATAAGGGTATTATTTTTCATTGTTATTGGAACGGAGACCTAAATGAAAAGCATTATTATTCAATCTTGTCATTTTATTACTTTAATATTTTTTTGGATACTACCAAAAAACATAAAATTATTTTGTGGGTTGAGAATAACACCCCCAATAATTTTAATACAAAAATATCTGCATTTGCTGAAATACGATTATTTAGTTTAGAAAATGAAACTAATGATATGTTTTTCAAATCTATTTGTGATAACCTTCAGCTAAAAGACCACTACAAAAATAATTTGAGTTTTTATTCAGATTATGTTCGTTATGTTTTACTGTATAAATATGCTGGTTGTTGGTTTGATTTGGATTGTCTTTGTTTACGTTCCTTTGATACATTATTTTATCATTATGAAAATTCAATTTGTGTATATCAATGGGAAAAAAAGGACTATCCAAATGGTGCAATATATATTTCGTTGACACCACATTGTGAAAAATTCAAGAAGAATATAGAGTATATCATGGCAAATAACATAAATTTTGCATTCGCAGGAAGTGATTTAAAATTCAATACACCATTGGAACTACTTGTATTGCCTTGTAGTTGGTTTGATGCAGGATGGATAGAAAATCCTATTAGCACAAACCTATGTGATGTATTTTTTGAAGACAATCAAACAAAATATGACTTTGAAACATTTTTGAAAGGTGCTTTTTGCTTTCATTGGCATAATAGATGGTCCAAACCTGTTGCTAATAGTTCCATACTCAAACAACTTGTGGATATCATGATGGACCATATGAATTTAGCTGATATAAAGCAGTAGTTTATTTATAATTTTATAGATGATAAGTGTTATTTTAACCATTTTTAATAAAGAGGCTCTTTTAGAAAGAGTAATTCAAGCACTATTTAATACATCTTCAGAATTGGTAAGAGAATATATTTTTGTATTAGATGGATGCACTGACAATTCTGAGGTTATTGTGAAGAAAATGGTAAAACAGATACCAAAAAACAAATCATATAAAATTTTGTATGCAAATAATGTTTATGAGACCAGAGCAAATAATATTGGTTTGAAAGAAGCAACACAGCAATATTCATGTATAGTACAAGATGATATGGAAATATTAGAAAAAAACTGGGATAGGAGGTTGCTTGCGCCATTTCAAGCATATGATGACATTTTTGCTGTAACAGCCAGAACTACAGTACAGCTGACAGCAGAAGGACATTTTATTAACAATGTAGAAGGTCCAGTAAGTAATAATTGTTTTCAGAAAAGCAATGTGTCAAGGGACATATTTTATGTAAATCAACTTGTTAATAGAGGGCCGTTATTGTTGGATTCAGAAAAATTAAAGATACTGAACTACTTTGATGAAACTTTACCAGGATTGCTAGCATATGATGATGTTGATATGTGTATAAAAGCCTTTGCGAAATATGGTTGGAAATGCGGATGCTATTGGGTTCAATACAATTCGCCATTAGATTGGGGTTCAACAAGAACAAACGCAAATATTCCTTTCATAAACAAAAATATAGAATTGAACTTACATGAGATAATGAATAGACATAGAGAAATTTTACTGAATTGGGATAGGAATAAGTTATATGAAGAGAGGTTTTTGAAAGATAATAATCCTGATGGATATATACAATGATTTATATGATGTTTTATTTCTGAATAGCATTAGGATATATTATATCTATGATATATCTTTTTTTACACCTGCAAGGGTATAAAGAAAAATACATTACAATATCTAGATATGGATCTGATATGCAACAATGAAGAGAGGGTTTTGAAAGACAACAATGCTAGAGCTTACATGTTATTTAAAAATCAGTTTTATAATGAATATCAACATGACGTATATTCACAAAATGGAGAAGATGGTATTATTGAAGAGTTGTTGAAAAGGTTGAACATTACTGATGGCTGGGTATGTGAATTTGGTGCATGGGATGGTATCTATTTATCTAACACTTTTAATCTAGTTAAAAATAAAAACTTCAACGCTGTATATATAGAGGGGGATGCAAGAAGATTTGAAGATTTATTAACAACACAGAAGTCCTATGAAAATATAACAGCAATCAACTCATATGTGAGCCAAGATAAAACAGATCATAACTCTTTAGATAACATTCTGAGTAGAACAGATATACCTTATGACTTTGAATTATTATCGATAGATATTGACGGTTTTGATTATCAGGTATGGAAAAGTTTGGAGAAGTATCAACCTAAGATAGTGATTATTGAAATAAATTCATCTGTAAATCCTTCAAATGAAACTCATATACATAATCCTGGATTATACGAAGGTACAGGATTTCAGCCTACGCTTAAATTAGGAATTGAAAAGGGTTATAAATTTGTGCTACATACTGGAAATATGTTTTTTGTCAGAAATGATCTGTATGAAAAATTAAATATGGAATATTCAGACCCTCTTGAAAATTTTAGAACATATTGGTTATCTAGGACATGATATATTAGTGTCGAAGTTTGAAAATGATTTTCAAAATATATAAGGGTGTATATAATTTATTTACACCCTTGAAGATTTAAAATGGCACAAAATTAACAATAAAAGTAGTACATATAACATACTGCTATAAATAGAATTATAGTATATAATCTATATAATGTTTTTTTATCAATGGTCCAAAGCGACGAGACAGATTTTCTAGATTATTGTAAATCTAGATTGCCAAATTGTATTATCATGTATGACGAGATCAGGCATGTTAACAAAAATAACAATACTCAAGTTGACTATATGAGTTATAATGAAGGGAAGAATAATTTGTATGCGAAATACTTCTTAGCTATAATGATAATCATGTCAAAATGCAAGTACATCATATTCAACAGTGGAAATAGATCCTTGTGGATTTTTTATTTTCAGAAGATTTATAATGCTGAAAAGGCAAACGTACAACAGTTCCTGTTGAATAATTGGTATTAGATGCTTAGTTTACAAAAGGTCTTGTGAAATTTTTCGTCTGATGAATTTTTATTCCACCATAAAAGTCATCATCTGCAAAATGATAAAGGTCTTTATATTTATAAAATAGAATACTTAAAATAGATTGGTCTTGTCTATGATTTAACCTGCTACTACCTTCGGGGTATATACATTCTTTTATTAGTGAATATTTGCTATAATCATATATAAAATTGCGAACCCATTCAATGTTTATATTAAACACAGGTAATGCTGCATTTCTCATTGGTTTGTGGATATATACATCTGCATCTAAATATTTGATGGTATCTGGAAACGTCCAGTTCATAATAGTGCCTGAGGATGTTGTAGAATATATACCATTTGTGCTAACAAAATCGAATATACTTTCTAGATTAGAGCAAACAATATTGCGCGAATCAAACCAAGCAAGATACTGATTATCATTGTCAATAGGATACTGTTCCATAACCTCTTTGATACATTGTGCTTTCCAAGCCCATTGTCCTGCATCATTATTGATATTGACCCAACTTTCATACTTGCTGAAATCAAACTTACAATAGAAAATATCTTTTTGTTTTATTTGATGTACTTCATCATCATTTAATCCCAAATCGAAAAAATGAATCTGTGCTTTAGGCAAATGTTCTTTTATAGATGCATATAAATCATTCCATGATGACAAATAATAACTATTGCATCCAGTGGCTATAAGAAGTTTCATATGAATATATGATTGTTGCTAAACTTAAATAATTTTTGTGTAAAAAGAGCAGCATAGCTAAAGATGACAATGATATTAAATTCTCATAATAAAATAGATATATATATGTATAAAAATAAGGCATGGGGTAAAATTATGTATGGTAATATAGGCAGTGCGGCTGTGTTCAAGGATAGAAAAGGTTATTTTACTGCTGATTGGGACGAAAAACTACAAAAAGAATACAAGAAGTATTTACCAAAATCGTGGAAACCTGCACCTGACGTACAAAAGGAATGTTTTAATGAAGAAAAAAGAAAATGGCAAGTATGTAAACCAGCAAAAACAAGTTATGAAAAATTTCAAAGACATAAAAAGATACTTCTGAATGGGAAAAATAGGGTACTCTATATAAAATCAAGTAGTAAAAAAACAGACCCTGTATTATACATAAAACACAAGGGTATTATGCTTACTTACAAACAATTCTTGAAACACAATGGTGGCGGAGGTGGTCTATCAAAAACCAAATCAGCTAACTCAGCTAACTCATCTGCTAATGATACAAAAGATATATATATTATATCAGACCTTCGAGAAACTGTTAGAATTGATGGTGAAGAATATATTAAAGACAAAGATCCAAGTACAAGCAGTGGCGGAGAAAAAAATGTACCATTACAAGACATGATATTATTTGATAATATTCCAAAAAAACATGCAATTTTGATTAATGGTCGGATATATGATGTACGAGGCTTAGGAGTCTGGGTCACACAAAGTAAAACCACAACTGTCTATGATCCATTTAGAAAAATTATTTCAGAAGAAGCAAAACAACATATAAATGTATTGTATCATCTTACTGATGGAGATGAACCTGATCTTATAGATATGTATCTTATAAATATGACAGAAAAAAAAGGTAGTGATTTAAGAAGTTTTGTAAAATCAACAAAAAAATATTACATACTAGATGTGGCATATAAAATAAGAATAGTTTTCACAAAAGGAATAGATGTAGAATATACATCTAATACACCAGTGTATCAAGCACTCAGAACAAAAGCTAATTCTTCAAGAACCTTGAAAGATATACTAATCCAAAACTTGAAAAGTATACCAAGCAAAGATATTCTTGCTATATATCTCATTCCATCTATTGCATCAAATTGATTTATTGCTTCTTTTCAAGACAGACCTAGAAATATTAGGTACACTTCTAAAGCTATTTTTCTGTGAAATAGATTGTGAAAATGTACTGTTTTTGCTAGTACTTTGACGTTTATATGGTGGTAAGGGACATGATGATTCATAAATATGTTTAGAAGCATGCACTCTAACATTTTCACAGTTATTTAGCAAAGGTATTACAGTAGCTTCTAAGTCTGCTTTTTTTATGAACTGTTTTTGATATTTTATATTATCTATTATCTCTTTAAGTTTTTTTTTATTATTTAATCCTTTGGCTTTGTATTCATCCAATTCAGACATCCAAATCTGCAAACCTACACCGCATTCATAAACTATATGATATAATATCTGTCTATTGTTATTATTTGGAACTATTCCTGCATATACTGCAGGGAAACTTGACTTATGTCGTCCTACTTTATGATCGAAATACACTGGGTATGCTTTCATTATGATTTGTGTATCTAAATGATGATAATAACCTGCTAGTTTTTCTGCTTTTTGCACTGCTTGAGTTTTGGCTTTACTTAGTATAGTTGCTGCTTGACTTTGCGCTTGTGTTTCTAATAGTTTTTCCCTCTCATTTTCTATGAGATATTCTCCCAATGGTGTGATAATATTATAATTTTTTGGAAGCAAAAATTTGCATTTATTAATTGATATGTTATTTTTATATTTTTCATATATAAGTATCAAACCTGCCTTACTTATATATGGTACGGCTAACATTAGTTGTATTTGCTTGTTATGCATATTTATCATTTTTTCAATAGTGTTACTCATTTGTATACCACTGTATATGCAATCATCAATCAGTAATATCATGTCATCATTCATTACTCTGATATCATCAAGGGATGATATCAATTTTATGGTTCTACTGTATTTTGTTTTTATTGTATTTTTTATTAGCATAAACATCCAGTAATTTGATTTGTAAAAATATGCTGAAAAATTAGAATCAACGAAAACAAATACAGGTCTGTTAACAGGTACCAATATTATAACTTGTTTAATTATATTTTCAAGTTGGCCCAAAAATTCATTATAAGAGACGTGAAGAGTATTATCTAATAAGACTTTCATAACTTCTCTCACATCATCATCCTCTATTGCATTGAGAAATTTTTTAACATTTGCCTTATTTAACGCATAGGACTTGGGAGCAGGTAATTTATCCATGTTTCTAATCATCGCTTATATTTTGTTATAGAAGCAAATACAAGATTTACTTACACCCACGAAGATTTCAAAATGGTACACAGAACTGGTACATAACTATGCATGCATCTCGCTAATGAGCTTATGGGCCTGTTTGAAGACTTCAATACGTTCTACATTATGTTTCTTGATATGTGACAAGACCTCATCATATTCAAACCATTCCAGTGCTCTTACTTCTCTTACTTGTTCCAGACAAGTACTATCAATGTATACAGTACTATCTTCTTTTGTTAATCTTGCTATATAATACAGGTGCTTATATAAGATGTTATTGGTTCCGAAGAATATCTCCTGAAATGGTGTTATATTTTGGCATATTTCAATATCATCTTTTGTCAGCTGTGTTTCTTCACAAAATTCCCTAACAGCACAATCAAGATCATTTTCTTTTATTTTTCTCCTACCTTTTGGGAAAGACCATTCAGGTTCCAAGAAATTATTTGCAGTACCAGAGGTCATAAGATTTTTAATAGGGCTATAATTCATTATATATTCAAACTTCTGTTTTGACTCAATGTATTCCTTCGTATGCTTGATTCCAGCTTGGCTATTTTGACACCATGTGTAATTCCATATATCATCAAATGTATTATTTGTTAACATAATCTTCTCAGTTCTTGTCATACTATCTAGCAATTGTTTGATATATGGGATATCATCAATAGCATACTTACCTCGTACAAACTCCATAAATGAAAGAGAATCCTTGCGTTGTATCATAATGTATTTAATAACATTGTTTTCGAGCTTATAACAAATGATACCAAAGCTCATGATCGGATGCAAGCAATCCTTATACAAGTGTCCGTTCACACCACAATTACGACAAGTTTGAGGTCGAAAATGTTGCTTCTTGTTTTCATCCTCTCGTTTTTTCATTTACACAACCATTATAAGTTATAATATAAAGACTTCTTATACCTCTTTACTTGAATAAAAAATAGAATTATTTATGCATATTTCTTTATCAACATTTTTTTGTATTTCACATATTCGTCTTGTGCATTGAATACTTTGTATTCATATTCAAAACCTTTGTCAGCCATCTTGCGTGCTTTCAATGATTTACTATCCTTTGTTTTTCTAGTGTAATCAACATATGCTCGCTGGTATTTTACCATTTTTTCACCAAGTGTTTGAGATACCTTTTCATATTTTTTGAGTTTTTTATGTTCCTCTGATGTCATTTTATCTAATACTTTCTTTGTTAGTTTTATCTTTTTTGGCATCCTTCCTATTTTATGAAAATAGTATTATTTAGTAAGCCTGTAAATTATCTACATTACCAGCAAATGGCTCAGGATCGTTGGCAAAAGGCTCAAACTTGTTTTGAGGTCTCAAATATGCCTGTTCTGCAGGTTTTACAGCAGGAGCAAATCCAGCAGACATTTCAGCAGTATTGCTAACAGGAGCTAAGTTATCGTCTCTATCATATCCCATAGTTCCAAATTCACTATTCTTGACATCATTTGACATAATAGGGGTCATATTTACAGGTTGAGATACAGTAGGGGCTTGAGGTACTTGATTGCCTGGCGTGAAAGTATTCATAGGCTCCATCGGAGGAAGTCCAGAAGCTGAAGTGGCAACTCCATTTTTATTCTCAGCATCCTTCATAATCTCCTTGGCATATTCATTAGCTTCTGTCTTGGATACCTTCATTGCTTCATCTTCATTGATTCTAGAGACAGCCAAATCATACGAAGCCATTGAGAAAAACAGTGAAATAATGATGAATAAACAGTAGATAATCAACATGATACTCAAAAACCAGGCCAACCAGTAGCACCACCATCTGGTTTTCTGGTTTCCACCGGTAACAATGCATGTCAGTTCAAAGAGTGAAAAAAGCACAGATGGGATAGTAATAATAAGGATAAACAGGACAACTAATAGTCTCTGTTCTATTGGGATATCACTGCTAGAAAATAAGATGGCAAAGCATAATATAGCTATTGTCAGAAAATATGCTATAGCTGCATATCTAGATTGTTGTGTTCCAAAAAACACATCTCCAAGGACTTTTGATACACTAGGCATATTGTTTTAATGTTATTCTAATGTTATTAGAAGAAAAATAAAAAATGATTCTTATATAAAATTAAAGTGAGTATCTACATTAAAATGGGGATTCCGTATTATTTTTATTCGCTGACACAAAAATATAACAATATCTTAGCTAACAATTTGCCAGTTGTCCCTGACATTTACTGCATTGATTTCAATGGTATCATTCACCCTGTAGCACAAGAGGTTATTGCAAGAACGCCAAATACATCAGACATTCACGAGAAAATACTAAAAGCTCTATGGGAAAAAATCACAGAATATATAGAAACAACAAAGGCAAAGAAGTTCATCATATGTGCTGATGGTGTTGCACCTTTGGCTAAAATGGCACAACAACGCAAGCGACGCTATTTATCGGTTTATAAAAATAAAATAGATAATATCAAAACACACTGGGACACAAATGCTATCACGCCCGGAACTCAATTCATGGACGAACTCAACTCTTTCATGAAAAAACAAATCAGATATAGTAAGTATGACATTGAGTTCATCTACAGTGGTAGCGATGAAAATGGCGAAGGCGAACACAAGATATTTGACAAACTAGCTGCTGAAAATGAAGACGCTAATATTGTTATCCATGGTTTGGATGCAGACTTAGTCATCCTCTCACTGCTATCTCATAAAAGGAACATATATCTCATGCGTGAAACAAAAGATGCAAATCATCTAGTGTGTAATTATCTAAACATACAAAAATTACGCAAAGCTATCATACAAGAGCTAACCATTTCATGGGATATTGCAAACGTATTAGATATGCAAGAGCATCAATTCCAAGATATTTATTCTAGCATATGCAATGATTTAGTGGAAAGTTATTGCATAGCATGTTCCATCTTAGGCAATGATTTCATACCGCATCTGGCTACAGTAGATCTGAAGACAAGCGGTCTAGATAAGCTTATAAAGGCTACAAAATATGCCATAAGTAATTGTGGTCTCCTGATAAAGGATGGTGCTATTCAGCATGCATGCCTATCATATATATTTACAGATTTAGCAAAATCGGAAGATACTGATATGCATAAGGAATGTGAAAAATATATTAAAAAGCAAACTTATGAAACACCCAATCCGTCAGATATGTATGGTATCAAAAATAGAGATAAGGTAGCCAATAACATATATAATAATCCTACAAAATGGCGTCATGAATATTATAAGGGGTTATTTGATAGCAATATAACACTGTCATCATCGGTATTATTCAATGCATGTGAAAATTATATTCAAGGCATCTATTGGACGTATGCATATTACAAGAAATCTGATTTAGATTTCAATTGGTATTATCCTTATACTTATGCTCCTTCTATCAGAGACATTGCTAATCATTCTATAGCGAATGCATCGCCCATAATAAGCAAAACAGGGACCTATGTTCCCAACTACATACAGCTGCTGATTGTATTACCGAAAGAAAGCAAGGACCTAATGAAAAAAGAACATCAAAAATACATGACCGACATTTACGCCGGACTTTATCATATGTATCCTGAAAAATATAAAATACAGACATTCTTAAAAACACACTTATGGGAATGCAACCCAATATTACCTGTGATTAACCTGAAATATATACAGAGAATTCTAGAAGTCTAGAGTTCTATTGTTCCAATTGCTTTAATTTGTCTATCTTAGGTGTAGACAAACTTGACATATAATACCATGATTTGACAGCAGCATCCCATCTAGCACCTAGTTTCTTTGCTGCATCCTTATTTTTAAATGGTATTTTCAAGTATACTTTCACATCATCTTGCTTTTCTTCAATAATAGGGACCAATTCTTTATTGGTAGTACAAGCAAGTTCTATTAGATTGATTGCACGCTTATTATCATCTGATAATTCATCTGTATAATACCATTTTTTCTCTTTGATATCCCATTTGGCACCCAATTCTTTGATTGCATCTTTACTGTCATAGTCTACATTTACATAATGCTTAACATAAGGACATTTTCCAGCAATACAGCCAACAGCCAAATTTGCCAGCCTGTCAGCCTCTCTGTTTCCCACGGAATGTTTGTCTTCGCCATCAGTGTGTGCTTTCACATGATACAATTTAATAAGCTTCTCATATGGTTTGTATAAACCATATGCTTTTTTCAGCAATTCTCTGTTAGGCGGAATCTTGTCATTTGAAGTCTTCCAATCATTCTTTGAAAGCTTTTCACAATATGATTTCATACATTTCATAACGTATTCAGAATCTGTGTGAATATGTATTACAATACCCTTTGCTAATTCTTCTTCCAATATTTCAAGGGCTCTGATGAATGCTGTTAACTCACCTGTGTTATTTGTTTGCTTGCCAACAACTACATCATACTCATTCCTTGCGTCATCAACGCCGAAATAAACTCCATAGCCTGCTTTGGCATTTGCACTTCCATTGTTGATACAAGAACCGTCAATGTAAACTTCCATTCTGCCCTCTTGTATATGTATAATATGACAATCATTTTTTATGTAATTTCTTTTTATTCCAGACATATTATAGGGGCTAATGTATAATACTAGAAGGCAAATTGATAATTATTTAAATGAAATTAGAAAACGACCATATTCACATAGACTTGAATCATATCCTGTATTGCCTCGTTCATTACAAATAAATAAACAATACAATATGAGAAGTAACCCACGCAGACATACATTGAATGCATATGAAAATTACAATTTTCAACAAGCTTATGCTAATGATGATTTGCATTACATGTATGACCCAAATGACTTACCTGATATTGGTGACAATGATATTGAAAGTGCTAAATTAGGCGAAGGTAGTTTTGGCTGTGTCATGAGAGGCCCATTTGTTCTTTCTACAGAAGAGAGCAATAATCGTTTTTATAGACCAGTGGAAAAACGCTCCAATGAGGTTTTTAAATTGTTGATTAGTCCTAAAGCATTCTTAAAAGAGATAAAAAATACCATTGTTGCAAATAAGATAGACAATGGCGTATCTTCTATTATAATAGAAGGGTATTCAATTCTAAATAAAAACGACATTAATAACATAATGAATAGCCAGGAGAATAATATAAGAAGAATAAAGAATAAGATAAGGAAATGTAAAGCTATTGAAAATTATATTAAGAAGGATATTCCGAATATCTATCAAATTATGTATAGCCATGTAGGTGTGAGTTTGTTAAATCTTCATAACCATCGTCTATACGGACAGTTTGATATTTATAAAGTATTAGGTTTATGCTTAAATTTAGTCAAAGGAGTTTCAAAATATCTAAAACATTCTTTCGTCCATTTTGACATTAAATCGGATAATATAATTTACATTCCCATGAAAGAGCATATATCAGATAGACTGGTTTTTATAGATTTTGGAATATCTGGTTTCATCAAAGAAATTGATATCAAAATATTCGATTACTTAAAAGATATATATATATTACCAGAAATAGTAGCATACAAAAGCATAAATAAATACTCACACATAAGCAATTACGAAGATGTTTTCTCGTATTTCATAAGTGACTATGAAAAAAATTTAAACAATTTTTATGGACGTTTCAAAGATCTTGTATTATTATATTTATACAATAATAATATATCCGAATATCGTGCTGAATTACGTCAGGTGTTCAACAAAGCTAAATCATTGAATTCTCGAACAGATGAAGAAGCTATGATTCGAAAGAGCCTGATTTATTATGATGCCTATAAATTGTGCTTTACCATCATGGAAGTCATAGAACAATACAATTTTAGACGCAGTATACATAGTAACATTATTAATGACTTTTACAGAACTGTTCTCATGCATGTGGCTTTCATTAATCCTAATCGAAGAGTACATATAGACATAGTATTAAAAAGATATGGGGAATTTATGAAGATGCTAGGACATACTAATATTAGGCATAGTATCTAGACCTAAATATGCTAACATGACAGTTTTCACACCAAATATCATATGAGCTATAATGCCAATAAATATCATTATGATAAATCGTCTTTTTCTTCAAGGGTGTATATAACCACGTGATGCTATGAATTATCAATACAAATATGAATGTTAGCAAAAATCAATCGCAGACATTCCTAATATCCTGAATTTTCTATATTCTGTCAATAGATCATTCATATGGGTGTTCTATATACAAGGGTGTAATTTTTCCTCGTGAAATACCCATCATATAAGAAAAAAATGAGTAATTCTATTATGTATGTTAGTAATAAAATGTTTGCATATGAATATTACATAACAGAATGGGATACCATAGTTGCAGACAGTTACGAAGAGTATCTTTCTACATATTCATAGGGTTACTATATGCCAGCTGCTTCTTATAAGTCACATCACTTGGATTCCACGACACATATAAAATATTGGTGTTAGGATGAGGTAAAATTTGCACTAGAAGACCATTCGTCCGGAGGGCGTTCACCACATATACAATACATTCTTCTATTTTATATAAAGGGGCGCCAAGTACTATATACGGCACTTCGAAAAATATATTCATACCACCTATGAGTGCTGTTTTCCTAATTTTTGCATGACACATCTCAATAATTTTGTCAAACGTTGCATGTCTAATCTGTTCTTTTTTATCCTTCATAGAGTATAATTCTGTTAATGAGATTCTTGGTGGCATTATTGTACTTATGCGCTATATAAAAAAAAGTCCTGTGGCTTATATCTCTTTTATCTCTTGTAGTTGCATCTCTGCTGAAGATACTTGATAAAATTTTACTACGTTGTCATCTATATTTTTCTTAGCCACCTTCTTGCTGAATCCGTTACTATATAGCTCTAAAATCTTTGTTTCGGGCAAGGCATAGTTAAAATATTTCAGATCAGCTAATTTGACAGCATTTTCTTGTAAATCAGCTTTTCCCATATACCTTTCCATATCACTTTTAACATTACCATTATTACTGCTAGTAGTCAAATCAGGATTCATATAAAATGGTGACTTATTATTTTTGAAAGTAGCTGAGAGCGATTTTCCGTTATATATAGTTTCAGCCTTCTTATCTAGAACATTTATACCATTAATATATATCTTACAAGATGCTCTGTTCTTCATAAGAATATTATTGGCATCCGCTACTTCCTTCATGACAATAGTTGTCATAAACCATTTCTTATTAAATTTTAGGTCATATATACCCAATAAGTTTTTATTTCTCTCATTCCAATCACTATCAACGTTATCACATTTCATATACTTGGACCCATGCTGATATGAATCAGGGTTGTAAATATTATTGAATTCCAATACAATAGCTTCACCATTACCTCGCAACTTTACCAATGGGTTCTTTATCAATACATTTATATTGCTTTTTGTTTCTGAATTGATAGTAGAACAATTATAATTATTATGGCTATAGTATAAATTCTTTTCGCCCTTCAAAAACAATACAAGGTCTTTTTCAGGTTTTGTAAATATTGTTTTATCAGTATATAACCAAAAGTTATACGAGTATTCAGCACCTCCTTCTTGATTGATTGAAGGATTGATATCCAAATAACTTTCCTTTGTTTCATCTGTGGTAGTAAACATCATTTCTTCATATGTTTTGTAGTCATAAATACCATCAATAATATTAATTTCTTTTTTCACATCAGAAGAACTCTTCAACATTTTCTCAAATTCTATCAAATAGATATTGTATGCAAAGTAGCCCATCAACAGCAAAATAATAAGTGATATGATAACTTGAATGAATGGACTATCTTCAATCATTATAAACTCTCTATTCTAAATGAAGGAAAATTATATTTTACGAAGTACTATTTACCTTATAGATAGGGCTTCTTAATCCATAAGAACTTAAACCGAGTGAGCTAAGCATGCCACTAAAAGGACCACTGTTGTATTCCTTGTAGATATCATTTTGGTTCAAATCATAGTTGAAGATGGTGAACTTAGATAGAAGTCCAGAGAAACCTGTGACACCATTTTCTGTATCATTGGCATTACCCCCAACAAATAGGTCACCCTTATTATCTAGTTTTAATTCTGCAATATTGATATTAAAGCCAGACTTATTTTCTTTAATATCTACCAATTCTCCATCAATATAGATGTAGATGGAACCGTTATTGTTGTCAGTCAGAGCAAATGCAACATGTACCCATCTTTGAATAGGAACATAATTAATTGTGAAACCACATACTTTATCAGTACTATTAATACTATATTCAAGAAGATCATCAATATATTCTATATCATTTAATTTTAAACCTATTAAAGTATCAATGGAGATTTTTTTATCATCTGTAGGTGCCAGGCGCACATGTATCTTATTGGATATTTTATCTAAAATGATATATGGTGACGCATCTACAATAGATTTATGGTCTGTGCCAATATGTGCTATGTGGCGATATTGATCTCCTGCATATTTGTTGATATCATTGATGTAAATCCAGAAGGCATATGTACGACGTTTGCCATTGGTATTGCTTAGATGCTGTGTTATTTTGAATTCTGACATATCATTACAGAGTACAGGTGTCTCAGTTCCTTCAACTAATACTTTCTGCTGATATATGACATTATCTGTTATCAAAACATAAAGCAGGTAACCTACAATTAATGCTACAAGTAGCAAAATAATTAAGCCGTATAATACTGTGGAGCTATCTTCTAGGTAAGGAGCCAATCCTTCCTTAATAGCCTCTGTGCTATTTGATATAGTATCCATAGTACTTGTAGCCATATCTGCTACATTATTTGCACGGTTATTTGCCATGTCAGCAGGTGCATCTAAGACATCCCCTTTCACTGCATCTGCCATTTTATATCTATCTAATTAAAGTAAATAAATTTTCTACTTGTTAAACTAACATGATAATTTGATAACTGATACAGAGGAAAGCTGGAATTGTAGGATGCTTTGATATATTTTTTCTGCAAGGATAAATAACTTAAAATTTTCGTAAAATTATCCATATTTGAAATATGTTTTTTTTTGTAATTTAGCATTGATATAAAATATACTGCAGTTATGAAAATTTCTATACCACATTCAATGTTATTTTTACACATAAAATAGTCGTATAGACATAGTATCTGCATAAAATCTTTATAAACTGCCCTCTTTTTATGGATAGGAACGCATCTGTTCGATAATTCTTGAATAAGATTTTCGTGAAATCTAAGAGGAACTAGCCATACGTCTGTATCTATCAATTTGCGAGATTTTTCCCTTGAAAATGTTGCATCATATAAATAAATCAATTCATGACGCTCATCCCTATTTACAATAGTATTCACTGTATCATCCTGCAAATTTTGAAAAATATGCTGCAAATTGCTTTGATATTCCCCATATAATTGTTTGATTTTATTGCATGTTATATTATGTCTTCTCAGCAATGATGTTATGTCCTGTTTATTCGGTGTGCTTAACTCATATGTCTTACATATTTTCTTGATATCCCCCATTTTCTTCAAAATATCACAATTTGTTATACAGATGATGGGAATATTCTTGAGTTTCTTTTCTGTCAATAGTTTCAGCAAAGTACTATTTATGGTTTTGTCTGCTACGAACATAGAATCAAAGTTGTCTATAATGATTATTTTCTTTCCAGAAGTCTTTGTTAAAATTTGCATTAAAGACGATGTGGCTGCTTTGAATATTATGTCTTTCAATTGACATGCATTATGACATCTATTATTATCTATAATGGTTAAGTCGGCATTTAGATATTTGCATATATGCTTGATAGAGTATGTTTTCCCAATACATGACTGTCCTGAAACTAAAATACAGCTTTTTTCTGATATTCTTGTATTATAGTCAAAAGTTCTTAGCCAATGAAGAATGTCTGTGTAAGATATCTGGTTGCCACATAATGAATTGATGAATGCTTCATCTTCCATACAGCCTATAATATTCTATACCTTTATGTCATAATCATTTCTAGCACTAGAACCAATAAATATATAATAACTGCTAATAGAGGCAGTGCCAAAATCAAAGGAATCAATGTAGCATCATTATCTGAAAAATCAAAGTCTTTTAAATTACCATATTTATCAAACATCATTGCCGGCTGAATGATGAATAGGAGACCTACAAACAATATGTAAATTGATACTGTCACAAGAAGTGTAATTTTGCGTTGAAACATTCTTTATTCTATACTATTTTATTAAGGGAAGAAAATGTTTGCCATTATAGCCATTATATTGTTTGTTCTTACAATGCTATTTTTCGGTATTATATGGAGACTAAGTGAATTGCAAGAAAACTTTGCTGATACAAAATATGTGGTGATTGATAACAATTTGAATGTGGATGGTCGTAGTAATATTGTCGGCGTAACGAATGCTATATATACGCAAATTATAGATAGCATCAAGGTTAAAAATACAATTGACAAGCAAATCTTAGGCATAGATAGCAGGCAAATCAGTCTATACATTGATCCATACATAGACTATTATATATTTGATAACACAAAGAATGAGGCAGATTACAAAGATGGCATATTTATTTGTCTATCACATACTAAAATGAATGATGATTGTATATGGAATCTAGAGGGGAAAACAGTAGCCTACTTATTTTTGAGCGACTATTTATTCATACAGGCGCTCATAAAAGGTTATCGATTGGATATAAATAATGTCAAGTTGAAAAAGATAACCTTGAATGATTTAAATAGCTCCTATAAAACCTTTGACTATTGTATGACATATGCTGTTATAGGCAGTGAGTATATGCAGGCACTTGATGATTGCTTGTATTACAAAAATGGCTTTAAAGATGTCAGTATTGAGAGGCTCAAGACATATCACCCTTTTTTGATAGAGAATTACAAGAATATGAGATACTATTTTAATGATAATATGAAAAAGGCATATGTCGATGGTACGGAAAATATACTTATACCCATGATGAAATATAAGATAGTAGAAAATGTGGAAAATATTGAGCGATTTATCACAAGACTCAATATACCAGAAGATTATGTTCGTGGTTCTAAATCATATGATTTTGGTTATGCCTGTTATGGTAATGTAAATATTAGTGATAATAAATATGAATGTAATTCGTTCTACAATGTTGATGGTACACCAAAGACCTATTATAGTTTATGGGATAAACAATGCAAAGTAAATACAGACTGTCCTTACTATAAGGCCAACCAAAATTATCCAAATGAACGTGGTGGATGCAATGATGGTTTTTGCGAGTTTCCTGTAGGTATCAAGAGATTGGGTTTCATAAAACATGATGCAACAGGTTTAAACAGTCCTATGTGCTATGGTTGTGATGATGTATCTGATCTGGAGTGTTGTTCTAAACAAGAAAATCCAGACTATGTCTTTGACAATGACTTTAATGACAGGCAAAAATATGATTTGAATACTATCATTTCTTTGTTAGATTACAGTATACAATAGATAAATAATTATATCTAAAAATGATAGAGTAAATATGAATAAATTATTGCTAAGCATTAAGATTATTACAATTATTTTAGTTGTTATCATATTCTATGTTGTCATGCAAAATAACTTAATGGTTGTTGTAAAAGATAATTTTACAGATTACAATAATCAATTCAAATACAAGCCAGTAAATACAAGAATACAGTACACAAATTCTGGAGATTTACCTTGGAATAGACATGGTATTAACTCGAGTATACCATTTGATGTCAAAGTGAAAGATGAGGCAACAAATGCATACTATTATGAGTATGATAACAAAACATATGATGAGAAACTGAAAACTGTATTCAGAAGCAACTGTGATGAGCTAATCATTGCCACGGAGGGTACAAGATGGTCTAAATGGAGCAATCCTAAAAACATCAAACAAGACGAAGAGATTAATAAGTTGTTAACGCTTTATAACAAGGTATTTGAGTTTGTGAAATATACTCTTAATAATAGCAAGGAATTAGAATTACCTAGCTATGATACTGATATGGAGATACAAATCGTTCATGACATTCTATTAAATTATAGACAAAACTTAGATGACAAATCTTATTATATGTTAAACATTGACATGATATTATATAGAGAAGGCAAATTGCAAGGTAAACATGTGAAGTTTGTTGTTGTCACAAATGGCGTTAAGACGAACGTTATTTTGGCTAGAATTATTGGAGTCGTCAGCGAGGATAATATTGCTCTTCATCCTTATACTGGTGTTGATACTATGAATACATTAGATTTTGATATATTTATACCATTGAAGGCTGTAGATAGTAGTGCAAACAGAAATACTGAAAATCTGCTGAATGATGAATATGTTGCATCTGAAATAGAAACCATCATGTATCAAAAGCTCTTAGATGAATACAATGCAGAAGATGTAGATATTATGAATAATAACTACATACCAAAAAAAGAAGAACTTGTGAAGAAATCAGCGTGTTATCTGTAATAGTTTTTACATAGGATATTCTGTTCTATATGATTGTGATACCATAGATGGAAGAGTTTGTGTCAGTACCTCATGTGATACATGAGTGAAAACTTGAGGAAGAACATGGGGTAGTACCTGTGGGTCTAGTTGTTTTAGGACTTGAGCTAGAACTTCGGAATAGGTTGCCTGAAGCATTTGCTGCAATTTTTGCAAGTCAATGCATTGTTTAGGTGTATCTTCGACTGTTTGCACCTGTGGTAAGGCTTGAGAAGGTTGTTGCATGTCTTGTTTATGCGTTTGTTCTACAAATGGTTGCCAAACAGGGAACATAGGAGGATAATAAGGAACAGAATAATATGGTGATACAACCGTAGGGACTTGTTGAGTGAAAGGAACCGTAGGGACTTGTTGAGTGAAAGGAACCGTAGGGACTTGTTGAGTGAAGGAACCGTAGGTACAAATTGTACTTGTTGAATATGCTGTACCGGAGGGGGA